AGATTCTTCTTGAGATTCTTCTTGAGATTCTTCTTGAGATTCTTCTTGAGATTCTTCTTGAGATTCTTCTTGAGATTCTTCTTGAGATTCTTCTTGAGATTCTTCTTGAGATTCTTCTTGAGAATCATTTTCATTCAAAACCTTTTCATAATTTTTAATGTCGTTATCTTCATCTTCTTGTGTTCTTATTTTTTCAATAAATTCATTATTTTTTTGGACGATACTATCTACAAACATATTGAATCTTCTTCTTTTTCTTGAATTATGTTCGAATACTATTCCTTCGTTCATAGACTCAATCACTTTATAATTCAAACAAATGATTTCTTCTTGATATAGTGGAATAATGTAATTAAGACAAATGTAGAAATTTGAAATCAAATTGTAGTAAATGCATTTCATACAATCTATTAAATTCATATTATTGTTACTTCCCATTATGAAAAATATCTTTATATATTTTCTTATATTTTATTAAATTAGAATTGAACATAAATCATGATTCAAGATGATATATTGAATAAAAGAATTGTATATATTAACAGTGATAATGCAACATTATCAAATAATAACAAAACAATGAAGTATGATATACTCGAAGGTATCAAAGATGTTGCTTGTATTAAAATAATTAATAGTGAAATAATATTAAACCCAAATGCAGAACTGGTAACAGGTAGTGGTATTCTTCCAAAAAACGGAGACCCAATATTCATAAAAATGAATGACTGCAAAAGAGTTTCAACAATTATAAATGGGAATCGCACAGATTTCTTTGATATGATATTATTAAATATAAATGATAAAAATGTAAATTTGACGGAACAAGGATTTGGTAATACTAATACCACATCTTTTAATATCAATGATCCTAGTGTTTATATATACAACCCAATACAATCCAATATCAAAACATTTCAATTTGAATTATATGATAAAAATAACAATTTACTAAAAATTGGAAGTGAAATACTTCGTTTTTCTATAACTCTTTGTATATACGATTACAAAAGAAAAGTATCTCAATATTAATCAATATAAACCTTATAATCTACATAGATATATACCTACATATCTGTAAAACTATAATGATTTTTCGTAAGAAATTATTTTTGATTGTTATATTTATATCGTGCTCATCGGTTAATTCATTCCAACTTACAATGATGTTGCCTAAGCAAAATAAAATACCTCATATTTCAAATCTACATCATTATTATAGATTGAGTCGTCCTGAAAGTATACCTTATGAATTTGGACTTCCTCTCATGGGGAGTTATTTATCAACAAATAGTATTAATGTTATAACAAACCCATCAATTATATTATTAGGAATTTTAAGCGTATTGATAGGTTCTAATAGCATGATTATAAATGATTATTTTGATTATAGAAATGGATGCGATAGAAAAAAAGATGATAAAATATTAAATCAAAAAATAATAAAACCAGAAGAAATTCTCCATATATCAAATATATTGAATTTACTATCCTATTCTTTAATTTGTTATTTTGTAAATGATGATTTGATAAGAATTATATTATCAAATGCTATTATATTTTCATATATATACACTCCAATATTGAAACCTATTACATTAATTAAAAATTTGAGTGTTTCATTAATAATTACACAATCATTAACTATGGGAGGACTTATCACAAATACAAAACCATATTCTCTTTTACCCGCAGCAATATATCTTTTCAATTTTGTAATGTGGCAAGAACTTCAACTAGATAATCTAGATATGTGTCACGATAAACGATGTGGTATAAAAACATTTCCTGTTTTGTTTGGATATAGAAAAACTAACATATTATCCTTATTATTTCTAATGGCCGGTACATTTATACCATTCGGTACAAAATCACATCTATTCATTTTGTTGCAAACTCCAATAATTATCAAAACATTTTCCGCAATTTGTCTTAATGAAAAACTTCCCAAAAAGGAAATAAAAATGTCTAGGCTAATTATTTTATTATCGGGAATACACATGAGCCTTTTATCATAAAAATTGATAACGCTATAGATATATTATGTCATTATAAAGTATAATATCAATATGATTTTGATGTTATTAATAAGTTTAAGTACATTATATCAACCTATTGTACAACATAAACATTTAAAATATAAATATACTCCAATAAGTTATTATAATTTTGAGAAAAGGAAAACAAACTACGAGCGTATGGAAAAGGTATCATTGATATCATTGATAAAATCAAATGGTAATTATATTGTGATAAAAAATAATCCTAAAACAAATGTTCTAGATTATTTAGAACAAAATAAATTAGATGAATATGAACTGTTTACAATATTAAATGAGTGTTGTAAAAGTATTATGATGTATCATGTTTTATTAAATTGCTATCATTCTAATACGACTATTGGAAATTTTGATTTATACGATGATAATACATGTAACCTTTCAACAGTAGGAGAAGATAATCAAGTATTAACAAAAAGATATAATGTTATTGATTATGTGATGTTCTTTGATTCATTTATAGATACTTTGTATTTGAAAAATGTGCATTTTATTGTATTTGCTAAAAAATTTCAACAGTCTTTTATGAAAACTTTGTTTAATACAAAAGATTGAATAGGAAAAGTATTTGATTTTTCGATATTTGTTTGATATATAAACTTTATTTTTTTATGTTTTTTCATGAGAAAAATTGATATGCTGTTTCAAACAAATATTTGACGCATTGTGATCAACCAAATACTATGCCTCCTACTTCTTTTCCAAAGCCTCGTGGGCGTCCTCCAAAGCACGCGTCATCATCTGTTAAAATTGATGGTGTTGTTAAGCGCGGTCGTGGTAGGCCTCGCAAGAACGCTATTGGTGCTTCTGCTGCTGCAACTGCTGCTGCCTCTCCTTCGGTGTCTACTAGCAATATCTCCTCTTCTGCTAAAAATGAATCGCCAGTAGATTCTTCGCATATTCTCGGTAATCTCATCACTGCTGAAATCAGCAAAATCGCAAATAATGAGATCAACAAGGTGATGCGGTCACATGACATGCGCGTGATCATTAACAAAGAGATTACTCTTGCTTTCGCCAAATATCACAAAATGCAAGAAGATCAGCAAGATGGTGGAGACGATGATGACGAAGAAGCTGACGAAGAAGCTGGCGAAGAAGCCGACGAAGAAGACGATGGAGAAGTTGACGAAGAAGCTGACGAAGAAGGCAACGAAACCGAAGAGGAAGATTAATAATAGTAGAATGTATTAAATGTTTCAAGTCGTTTATTACATTTTTTTCATATAATACAAAAAAGTACATATCACATTATAAATCATAATAAATCAAAACGTTTCAACCTGCTATAAAAAATATCAGATATGTACTTTTTTCATCAAGAGTGTATAAACAAATATCCAATAGCAAAATGTAAAAATATCATTAACACCCAAATAAAATATAAATGTTCATCTTCTATTGAAAAGTAAACACTCGAGGGATCAAATGAAAAGAAATTTAACATAACCCACATTACATTGAATAAAGCAGTTTCAAATCCAATATTATAGAATATCTTTATTTTTTCATAATTTTCCATCATTTTGAAAAAATAATAAACAAATGGTAAAGCATGAACTAAAAACATTGATATTTCAATATCAGCTTCATTAAAGAATGGGGGAATATTAGGAAATGTTTTGACTTTGTCCCGATGTGCCATATGTAAAATGTAATAAGTTATAAATATAACTGTAGTATTTATGAAAATAAAAATTTCAAAATATAAATCTCTGTAAAATAACACGTTGATCAATATCAATAACAAGTTCCAAAATGTATATTGTTTTAATGTTGTTATGACATATTTATCAATATTTTTATTACCATTTGACAACTTACTTATTGCGTTTTGTAATAAAACAATAATCATTCCAACCATAATAATTACATATTGGTATTGCATGATTATATTTAATACTTGTCAATATAATTTATTTCTGGTTTAATTTATATAAGAAATTATACAATATATATTTTTATAAATGATACCTAGATGTGTTCATCAAACATGGCGTTCCGCGGAACTCCCAGTATTGTTTCAAAAAATTTATGAAAGAAATAAAGAAGAAAATGATACATTTGAATTTAAATTATGGAGTCATTTACCAGGTAATCCAGATATTGATAACTTTTTAAAAAGAGAATACCCTGATATTTTTGCAATTTATGAAAAAACACAATTTGGAGTTCAAAAATCAGACATTGCCAGAATTGTATTATTATACCATTATGGAGGAATTTATATTGATTTGGATATTATGTGCTTAAAATCTCTTGATGATGTTATCGATACACATAGCGATAATGTCTATTTGTGCATGGAACCAAACGAACAAACCAAAACAGTATTTGATAAGGAAAATGTATTATGTAATGCATTTTTTGCAACACCTGCAAAACATGATATTTTTAAACAAGCCATTGAAGAAATTAAAAAATTATATGATTGTCATGGAGATGTTATTTTCAAGATTTTTAACTGTTTTGGTTCTGATCTTATGACAAAAGCAATACATATTGCCGATAAAAACTATGATACTTGTAAATTCGTAAAAAGAGATTTAATCTTTCCAATTTGTGATCCCAAGTTGCAAAAATTATCATGTCACAAAAGAGACATTGATAAAATAAAAATAGGTAGATACGGTAAGGCGTGTATGGTCCATTATTGGATACATAGCGATTTTGAATCTAAAGCACTATTAGATACTTTTCAATATGATGAAGGAAAAAATTTTGATTCTAACATTTTTCGTTTTTTCCAAGAACTATATACAAATGATCCGTATTTGAAAGAGTAAAATTATCAAATCTATAAATTTTCTTGATACGTAGATATCAAATTTTTCATAATATCTTTCATGAAAGTTTTATGTTCATCTTGTTGGTATAAAAACTTTTTGAAAAACTTTAAATACATTGTTTTTAATCCTAATTCACATAATTCGTCGTTTGTGAATTTTCCAAGATAGATTGTGTGTGTCTCGTCATTTTGTTTTTGAGAATGCAAAGAACCTCCTATTTCAAAGAAACATTTTTTACATAAAAGATGACCACAATCCAATGCTACAATTGAAGAATGTGTTTCATAACATATAACACATTCTATTTCATTCATACCATATATTTCTCTCCCATGTGGTTGCTGTAAAGAAAAACGACAAACGTGACATGTGATAATATCATTATGATTCGACATAATTATTTATCATATTAAACTAATAAAATCATTTTTTGAAAATTGTGTAAAATATTGAGATAAATATATGCAATATAATATTAAAATGAAAAAATCATTATGTATTCGTAATACAAGTTCGTGGAGTGATTTAAAACCAATTCACAAATTCGATTCTGGAAAATTCGATAAAAAAGTAATATTATCAAATTTGTACTATCTATCTCCAAAAATGCAATCATTAATTCATAAAATTCAAGAATTGGATAAAAAAGATTTACAAGAAAATGGAACATATTATAAACATGTCATTTATAGTGATGTCACAGGTAGTTATGGTGCTAAAATGGTGGCATCTGTACTTTTAGCCAACGATGATTTTAATCTAGTATTCGGTCGAAATATGAAATTCGATACCAATAAAAAATTTAATAATAACTTTTCATTTGGTTTATTGACAACATCAACTGTTTTTCAAAAACCAATGCCTGCAAAATTAAAAAAAGATATACTTAATAATTTTAACCAGCGTCCAGAAAACACTTATGGAAATAATATGAGATTTATTATAATTGACTCTGGTTTTAAAGAAGGCATTGATCTTTTTGATGTCAAATATATGCATATTCTAGAACCATTGACTACTAAGGCAGAACACACACAAGTTTTGGGGAGATGTACAAGATATTGCGGACAATCTGGTCTACCTTTTGAAAAAGGGTGGAAATTACATGTATACCGTTATAATTTAATGTATGATCAGGAAAAAACCGTTCATGATTTATATTTACAATATTGTGATAAAAATATAAGTGCTTTAAATTTTGTAGCAGATATAGATGATTTATTTATTTCGTGTGCAGTCGATACTCCTCTTACATTAGACATACATAATTTAATGGATAATAAGTTTTATGAAGAAATAATTGATTATAAGAAAAGAGAGAGTAATGCTGTTGAAAAAACAAAAAAACATATTGCATTAAATAATATAAAAGGAAAAATATATTCAAATAACAAATCAATAGTATGTGATAAAAATAGATGTGATGAAATTCCAGATGTTATTTTACTACTTTCCGCTATTTTTATGTCAAACAATGAGTTTTTAAAAATTCTTAAAGATCAAAATCCTCGTGAAAAATACTGTAAAATGCTAAATAATCAAAGTTATTGTAATATAACTCAAATGTTAACAAATAATGAGGTTGCTATTTTCAAAATATATGGCAAAGATTTTTGGAAACAATACAACGATTTGAAAAGAAGCAAAACAATACATCCAGACAATGTAAAAATGATAGAAGAATATGCATTAAAATATCAGCATATCTCTAATAAACCTATTGTAAGAAAGAATGTTCCACCCACCACAAAAATGGATTATATGGATCTATATAAATATGTCACTACAAATTATTCCAACTATAAATGGATTAAAACAAGTGTCAAAAATGGTTGTAAAGAAACTGGTGATATATCAAACAAAGATTCTAATATAGTACAGTATACAAATACACAAAATTTCATAAGAGATTTTTTGACACCATTATCACCATACAAAGGTATATTTTTATATCATAGCGTAGGTTCAGGGAAAACATGTACTGCGATTGCAACAGCGACGTCGACATTTGACAAAGAAAACTATACTATACTTTGGGTTACACGTCATACATTGAAAAATGATATATGGAAAAACATGTTTGATAAGATTTGTAATGTAATTATACGAGATAAAATACAAAAAGGAATGAAAATTCCTAGAGATATGAAGGAAAGAATGAAGTTATTAGGTAAAAATTGGTTAATGCCAATATCATACAAACAATTTACTAACATGATTCGTGGTAAAAATAAATTATACGAAGAGATGGTGAAAAGAAATGGTAAAAACGACCCTTTTAAAAAAACCTTTATAATAATTGACGAAGTACATAAAATATTCAGCAATTCTTTGCCACCTTTAGAAAGACCTGATCAAAATATATTGCAAAAAATGGCCCATGAATCATTTGAAAAATCTGGTAAAAACTCTTTAAAATTAATGTTAATGAGTGCTACCCCAATAACAGAAGACCCTATGAGTTTTATAAAAATCATGAATCTTATCTTAGAGAAGAAAGATGCATTTCCCACAGATTTCGAAACATTTAAGAAAGAATTTTGTCAAACAGATGGAAAAATTACAGATGAAAGTGCTACAGTTATTCTTAATAAGGTTGCTGGACTAATAAGTTATATTGATAGAAAGAAAGATATCAGTTATTTTGCACAACCAGAAATAAATGACGTTATTGTTCATACACAATATGTTGAAAATAACGATATGATTAAGTTAGAAAAAAATAAATTAATATTAGCAGATCTTGGAATGAATATGAAACAAGAAAAAGACAAAAACAAATTAGAAATCCTAAAAAAGAAATATATGGTTACAAAAAGATCTATTAAAAATATGGAAAAATCATTCAAATCCAATAATACTATTGATTATATTAATCAATGCCTATAACTGTAACAATAATCTAGTAGACAATCTTTATTACTTCTTTTCATTGAAATATAATTATTTTTATTTGTTTCACATACAAATGGTTTTTGAATTTTAACACAATATACATTGCCATATGTATCTTTCATTGTTTTATGTTCTATCATTGTTTTTATTATAATATAAGTTATTTTTAATATACTTTAAGAACATATTTGTTATGGATGGATATAGTAGATACAAACACTGTTTATTTCCTTTATTTTTATATAAAAGGTATGTGTGTTTATTGATGACATTAAATTGCATTATTTTATTATATATTTATAAATTTATATACATTATATATTACTATTATCGATGCTATCTACTGAAATATATGTGTCTTGATTTACATCCATTACACAGCCCAATGATCCCCATGCTACTAATAATGTAAATTTTATGAATACATAATTTTTGAAAATATTGCCCAATAAAAAAGAAAATCGAATGTATAATTAAAATACTAAATGGATAAATATTTCACAAATCCAGAAATAGCAAATATATGCTGTGGAATTGTTAATAATAAAGTAAAAATAGATTATGAAAATGATTTAATAATAGAACCTAGTGCAGGCAATGGAGCGTTTATTCAACCTATACGACAAATGTGTAAAAATAATATTTTTATGGACATTTTGCCAGAAAATAAAGATGTTAAAAAGAAAGATTTTCTGTCCTTTTCACAAAACCGAATAGAAAACTATCAAAGAACACATATAATTGGTAATCCGCCATTTGGTTTTAAGGGTTCTATGGCTATCAAATTCATTAAACACGCTTGTACATTTTGTGATACATTTTCATTTATATTGCCAAAAAGTTTTGCTAAAGAAAGTATGAAGCATTCTGTTCCTTATCATTTTCATCTAATACATTCTATAGATATACCCGATAATTCTTTTTATTACAATGGGGTTGTATATAATATTCCATGCATATTTCAAATATGGGAAAAACGAAATTACATGCGTAAACTAAAACAACGGGTGTCTCCAATTGGATATAAATTTGTCAGTGATTCTCGCGATGCTGATTTTGCTATTCGACGAGTAGGTTATTATGCTGGAAATGTATATTTTGATAATTTGAGTGAAAAAAATATCAACAGTCATTACTTTATTAAGTTACAAAACAAAAGAGATAGAAAGATTATTCACAATATACCATTAAAATCAAATGGTTTTGTGGTTGGACCAAGAAGCATTTCTAAGAAAGATATTGTTTTACAATTAAATAACATGTTAAAAAAAGTACATATCTCTGATTTTTCATAAAAAAGTTTATAAATTGTATTATGTTGTAAAAAACGAGTGATATGTACTTTTTTAAGAATCATATAAACATTATAAACATTTTAATTATTATGGTATAATAGATGTCATATACATCTAGTTTTTTATATTCTATACTTCCACTTATAATAGGACATCGATGTATTCCTCAATTTGCTCCAGAAAATAGTTTATCTGGTATTACAATTGCAAATAAAATGAATATAAGAGGTATTGAAGTAGATGCAATGCTTTCTAAAGACAACATCCCTATAATATTTCATGATTACACATTGGATAGGTGTTGTGGGAAACCAGGCGGTACTGTGCGAGACAAAACTTATAAACAATTGTTAAAATACGATATATCACATGGGTTTTATATTACAAGCATGTTTGATAACGAACGCATACCTATGATGAAAACTGTTATTAAGATGTGTGATGAATTAAACATGATATTAAATATTGAAATAAAATGCCATCATAATGATATTATAACTCCTGTGATAATTTGTAATTACATTAAAAAATATGGAAATCCGCAGAAAATAGTAGTTTCATCATTTAACGAAAAATCATTATTGATTGCAAAATCGATATTAAAAGAATATGAACGAAATTTGATAAGTGATCTAATTCCCGTGGATTATCTCAAGAAGATGAAACAATTGAACTGTACCTCTATTGTTTTGTCAAGTGAAAAAAATAATTTCGAAGATATATTAGATCTTCTAAAATACAAACATCCTGTATTTGTGTTTACAGTAAATGATTATCAAGAATGTCGAAAATTTATTTCAAATGGCATCGGCGTGTTTACAGACAATCCATATACCATTTCAAAATTTTTCTAGCAAAAATCTTATTTTTTCTGCAATCGAACAAGAAGATAAATACTTGTTCAATTTCTTAAACCATTGGGCTATCGACGCCGTCATCACGATGTTCGACGCCGTTATCACGATGTTCGACGCCGTCTTCACGATGTTCGATACCGTCTTCACGATGTTCGATACCGTCTTCACGATGTTCGACGGCGTCTTCATCATGTTCGGTAGCATCATCGCGATGCTCTTGGGTGAAACGGAGAACGATAGATCCAAGCGAGTTTACATCATTGGAAACAGTTCTCCCGACGAACAGAAGAAGATTCGCATCGCGAATTGATTGGTTGATGAGTCTCCCAATACTCCCACGCTCGCTTTCATCGCTCTCTTGAATATTTGTCATGATGCTTCTCCACTTTTCCTGATCTAATATGCGGTAAATGTATGTCATATCTCCAGTCGACACAAACTTGATCGAGATCGTTTCTGTGTGAGGATCGACATATATTAAAGAGATCGATGAACTTGAGAACCTGGTGATGTTGTA